ATGCTCAGTTATGATAGGTTTGGCAAAGCTAATAGCGACTTAAAGCCGCAAGGTAGCATCATAGATATGGAGGTCTGAATGACTTTAGCTATGGAAAAAATTCTTGCTTGGAAGATAATGCCGCGTGTCATGATGTTAGTTATGACTATCATGTATGTGCGCGTTATTGAATGGTTCATGTCTCTGCCGCAAGATGTGGTTAGTACACAAGCAACGGCGCTCACTGCAACCGTAACGGGGGCGATGACAGGAGCCTTCGCCGTGTGGTTGGGGAGTGAGCGCGAATGATGACGCTTTTGGGAAGCCTTCTTGGATTTGGCACTTCTTTTTTACCAGAGGTTCTTAACTACTTTAAGGCAAATCAGCAGCACAAGCACGATTTGGAGAAAATGCAGGTTGAGATGGACCTGATGTCAAAACGTGCGGAACTGAAATTAAATATGATGGACAAGGAAGCGGACATCAAAGAAGCGGAAGGGTTGTATAAACATGATAGTATGGATGCGGGAGGTTTTATCAATGCACTTCGAGGCTCTGTCCGTCCTGTCATTACTTATTGTTTTTTTGGGCTTTTCGTTGCCATCAAAGTGACCGCTTTGTTTGCCTTAATGGAAACAGGGCATGACTTAGGTAAGTCTTTATCTATTCTTTGGGATAGTGAAACTTCTGCGTTGTTTGCGGCTATCATGAGTTTTTGGTTTGGAAACAGGGCTTTATCAAAATACATGAAGGTGAAATCATGACTTTTAAATTAAGTAGACGCAGCCTTGATAGGCTTGAAGGCGTAGATGAACGCCTACAAGCAGTGGCGAAACATGCTATTACGTTAACCAAAACTGACTTTGGTGTAATTCAAGGCTTGAGAACTTTAGATGAGCAAAAAGAACTTGTCGCAAAGGGCGCAAGCAAGACTATGAAAAGCCTTCATCTTGAGGGCAAGGCAATCGACGTTATGGCCTTCGTAAATTCTAGGGCGTCTTGGGAACTCAATCTGTACGATGATCTTGCGGATGCAATCAAAGAAGCTGCAATTATTGTTGGTGTGCCTATTCGGTGGGGTGCCGCGTGGCATATAGATGACATCCGCAAATGGGAAGGCACGATGGAGGAGGCTATGAACGCTTACATTGATTTGCGTCGATCTCAAGGCAGGCGTCCATTTATAGATGGACCTCACTTTGAAATAAGAGAGTAAATTGTTCGGGTTATTTTTTAAAAAAGAATAACTCGAACAATTGTTAGCGTTACGATAGTGGCGTAAATTGAGTTTTTGTGTATAATCGCCTTAGTAGGAGTTTGCTGATGCCATTTACCAAGCTACAGTTTCGCCCCGGCGTTAATAGGGAAACTACTTCATATGCAAATGAAGGTGGTTGGTTTGATATTGATAAGGTTCGCTTTCGCTTTGGTTTTCCAGAAAAAATTGGAGGTTGGTTAAAGTTATCATCCACCACTTTTTTAGGAACTTGTCGCGCATTGCATCCTTGGGTTGCTTTGGATGGATCAAGCTATATAGGCGTTGGTACTCATCTAAAATATTATATTGAAGAAGGTGGGGCGTATAATGACATCACACCCATTCGCGCTACAACAGCAGCAGGAGATGTAACTTTTTCTGCAAGCGCAAATACATTGAGCGCAAACATCACTGCGGCAGATACAACAATTAGCTTAACATCTGGAACTGGATTTCCTGATTCGGGCAGAATTAAGATAAACAGTGAGATTATTACTTATGCTTTAAAATCAGGAAATGATTTAACAGGCTGTGTAAGAGGTGTAAATAGCACAGTAGCTGCATCTCATACTTCTGGTGATGCAGTTTTATGTGCTACTTTGATTGTGACAGACGCAGATCATGGTGCGCTAGAAGATGATTTTGTTACGTTTAGCGGTTCTACTGCATTAGGTGGTAACGTTACTGCTGCGGTGTTAGACCAAGAATATCAAATTACAGTAATCATAGATTCTAACAGCTATCAAGTTGAAGCGCGTACTGTTTCTACTATAGCAGAGATTACTACGACTTCTGGTTTAAATCCTACATATGTATTTGCTACAACATCCGATTCAGGTAATGGTGGATCTTCTACTGTTGGTGCTTATCAAATTAATACTGGAATTAATTCTACGCTTCTTGGGACTGGCTGGGGGTCTGGAACATGGAGTCGAGGCACATGGGGATCTAGTTCATCTTTAACTGTTTCAGGCCAAACGTTGCGTATTTGGTCGCATGACAATTTTGGTGAAGATCTCATCATTAACGTTCGTGATGGCGATATTTATTATTGGGATAAAACAAGCGGTTTCGCAGCTAGAGCACAAAAACTATCTGAACTAGCTGGAGCAAATAAAGTTCCAACTATCGCAAAGCAGGTTATTGTATCTGATCGTGATCGTCATGTTATTGCTTTTGGTTGTGATTCTGAAATAAATCCGGGTGTTCAAGACCCATTGCTAATTCGTTTCTCTGATCAAGAGGTTGTTACAGAGTGGCAATCTCTTGTAACCAACACAGCAGGTGATTTGCGCATAGGGTCAGGATCTCAAATTATTACAGCGGTAGAAACAAGGCAACAAATTCTTGTATTTACTGATGTTTCTCTTCACGCAATGCAATATCTTGGGCCACCATTTACCTTTGGTATCAACGAAATATCCACAAACATAACTATTGCGAGTCCTCTTGCTGCAATTCCAGTTGAAGACAATGTGTTTTGGATGGGTGCAGAAGAGTTTTATGTGTATAATGGTGCAATACAGCGTTTGCCTTGTTCTGTGCGTGATTACGTTTTCACCAACATCAACATTGCGCAGTCAGAAAAAATAACAGCGTCAACTAATACCGCGTTTTCAGAGGTAACATGGTTCTATCCATCTGCCTCAAGTAACGAAAATGATCGCTATGTAACTTACAATTATGGTCAACAAATATGGTATTACGGTACTTTGGAGCGTACATGTTGGCTTGATCGTGGAGTAAATGCTGATCCTATTGCCGCATCTCCTGATCATTATTTATATTATCATGAAATCGGCTTTGACGATGGTAGCACCAGTCCTGCAAGCCCAATTAGCGCATATATTGAATCTAGCCAAATGGATCTTGGAGAAGGCGAACAATTTATGTTTATGCGCCGTATGATACCAGATGTGACGTTTAGAAACTCTACAAGTTCCAGTCCTAGTGCCACAATGACTCTAAAGGTAAGAAACTTTCCGGGGGGCGATTATCTATCATCAGATGCAAATTCAGTAACAAAAACTGCATCAGTTCCCGTTGAGCAATTTACAGATCAGATATTTGTTCGGCTTAGAGGGAGATCTTTTGCTTTTAGAATTGAAAGCGACGATGAAGGTGTTACATGGAGGCTTGGTTCTCCCAGAGTTGATGTAAGACCTGATGGGAGAAGGTAGTGTCTAGAAACTTAAATCTTCCGTTTTTTCCTGTTCCCCCAGCAGATTATGAGCAAAGATATTTTGCAGAAGTTGTACGTGCATATTCCACCTATCTATTAAACATGCAAAATCCCGGTGAGGGCCGTAATACATTTACTGTTTTTACAGATTTGCAGACAGATGATAGTGGTTTAGAAGTCGGTGCCGTGTTTAATCACGGTGGCTATTTGAAAGTAACAGAAGCAAACACACCACACGTTCGTGGTTCCGCAGGAACTGGCGGCGTTGGTACAGTAACGGTGACAACATCATGAGTGATACAATTCTTACAATGCCAGATGGCTCTACTTGGAAACCTTCTAGTAGCACAGATACAGTTAGTTGCGCGTCTTGTCCGAACGAGGTCGATACTCCTGCTGAGATCGCATCATATCCAGATGGCAACTGTCCAGATTGTGGCAACCCGTGGACGGGAAGTGAAAAAAGAAGTACAAATATTCGGGTTACGGCCCCGGAAGCTATTTCTGGATCGACACTCTAGTATTTTATACAAACATTTGGTAACTTAATGGCAGTGGTCACGAGGTTTATATGATGCAAAACATGGCAAGGTACGGAAGAGGCGGCGATACAATGATGGCGCACGTTACTCCGGGTGAGATGGTTGTGCCTAAAGAGGTTTTGCGAAACAGCCCTCAAGTGGCTCGCGGTTTAGGTACAGCATTTAGAGATGTAGGCGCAGATCCAAAACGTTATGTGGTTGGTTCAGGCCAAAACAGCATAAACCCAGTTACTGGAGAGCGAGAGTTTTTCTTTGACAAAATTATTGGAGCATTGTTTGGCGGTGGCGGGGGTGGCCTTCTTAGCAATCCAATGGTTCAAGGCGCTCTTGGAAACCTTGCAGTACAAGCCATTCGTGGCAAAAAACCCTCTTTGCGCGATGCACTAATTGGCGGTGCGATAGGCGGTGGGCTTGGCGCAATTAGTGGCGCAGGCACAGGTATGGATTCTCTTGATGCGTTGCTAGGAGTAACAAAAGCTACAGGCGGCGCAACTACGGGAGCGGCTCTTGCGGACCCCGCAATAAGGTCAGCTTTAAGTGGTGGACCTAAAAGAGCAGAGGGTCTTTTAGGTTTAGGAGAGCTTTTTAACACCAATCCTCAAAAGGGAATTGGGCGCATCTTAAATACCAAAGCAGGAGAGGCTTTGGCGTTCGGTCTTGGCTCTCAGTTGCTAGATTCTTTATTTACTGAAGAAGAAGATCCTGATCCATACGGCATGATGGAGCGTTTTAATCGACCATTCGGTCAAGGCCCAATACGCTTCAAGAAAGTTAATCGCCCTAGTGGAACAGCGAGTGAGCTAAGGGCAATGTACGCAAACAAAGGTGGGCCTGCTTACTTTCCAAGGCGCAATGGTGGTATAATGCCAGAAGAAGGTTCTGGAAAAAAAGATGACGTTCCTGCTATGCTGACAGCGGGAGAGTTTGTTATGACTCGTGATGCAGTAAAAGGCGCGGGAAACGGAAACTTGAATAAGGGTATTCAGCGAATGTACGGCGTAATGGATAACCTAGAGAGGATGGCCTGATGTCAGATACGGTTACACAGATTCAAGCTAGGCCGCAGTATATACAAGACATTGATGAAGCCCTGCTTATGCGAATTTTTGGGACACCTGATGCCTCGGGTGTCCTGCAAGGTGGTTTAATTGATGATCCTGAGCTTTTTAACATTCCCGATTATGTTCAAGCTACCAGCCCCCTTCAGGATGCTGTAGCAGGCACGTTTGCCACCCCAGAGCAACGTCAAGAATTTATGGACAGGTATCTTCCTTACTTTCAGGATGCCGAAGGAATTGCTAAATTTTTACCAGAAGCTAAATCTGCTATAGGGACTGGTGAAACCACTATAGGCAAAGCTCTTACAGATTACATGCCAGATGCAAAAACTTATTTGCAAGAAGGCAGAGGTCCTGTAGATGCTAAAGGCATTTACGATACTGAATTAACTAAGGCTAAAGAGCAGGTTGATCTTTCAACTGGTCAATTTGCTGGCTCAGAAGATCCTTATGCATTAGCGCGGGAACGTGCAGAAACTGGTTTAGGAGAATTTGGTGCGCGTGAAGCATTTGAGCGCGGCACTGGTCGTGCTTTTGAGCTTGCAGAAGAAGGTTTGGGGCGCTTCGATCCGGGTGCAAGAATTGAAAGTTTTATGGACCCGTACAAAGAGCAAGTTATTGATGCTGCGATGAAGCGCATTGATCGTGAGGGCGCACAGCGCCGTCAGCAGGGTGCAGCAAAAGCAATCGGTGCAGGCGCATTTGGCGGATCTCGTGCAGGTGTGCAAGCGGCAGAAACAGAACGAGCCATTGAAGAGACAAAGCAAGGAACAATTGCTGATTTGTTATCTCAAGGCTTTGATAAATCTATGGCAAATGCGATTGCTACAGATGAAGCGGCTCGCAAACGTGCTTTGCAGGCGTCTGGACTTACTGGTCAGTTGGGTGCAACTGGTGCTTCTCTTGAGTCTTCAGCATATGAAGATGCAGCAAAACGTGGATTGGCTGGTGCGCAGTTAGAAACGGGCATAGCTGGCGCGGAAGAAAGAATGAGCATGGAGGCTTTTGAGGCCGCTAAAAAAAGGCAAGCAGCCGCTGCGGACATGTATCGCAGCATGGGGCTATCTGCTGCTGACGCTCAAGTTAAAGCAGAAGAAGATGAAATGAAGCGCAGCTTAGAGGCTGGTCGCTTAATGGGTGGATTGGGGCAAACCTATGGTGCGCTTGGTGGGGCGCAGGCTGACATAGGTAAAGCCTATGGTGCTTTAGCTGGAACTTCTGCTGATATTGGTCGTGTGTATGCAGGCATGCAGCCTGCCGATCTTGGCTTTATGTATGAGCTAGGTGGTAAAGAGCGTCAATACGGTCAACAGTATCAAGACATGCTGCGTCAAAATCAATTAAACATAACACAGCAAGCACTTGCGCCATATAGCTATGGTCAGACGTTCTTAACTGGATCGCCATCTGCATCCATGTATGGTCAATTTACGCAACAGCCATCGTCAGCGCCAAATCCGTTCATATCGGGCGTAGGGGCTTATGCGGGTCTTCAGGGCCTTAGTCAGCAAAGAGCATAGGGGAATTAAATGACTGATACTTCTGGTCCACTATCCTTAGATGAACGCATTGCTGCTGCACGGCGTGAGGCTGAACGCTCAACAGGTCAAGTAACAGGGTTTGGAGAAAATCTTGTAGATCGTTTGCTTGGTGGGGTTTCTGCGGGTGGATACGGGATCATGGGTGGTGTTACCGATTTGGCTGGTAACTTAGGAGCGTTTCTTGGTGGTCCGTTTAGTAAAGACGCAGCTACGTTGGAAATGTTTTCTGACGAAGCGTATCGCCGTGCATTACCTTTGCTTTTGGAGGGTTATTCTGAGGGCAGTAAAACCGCAGCCGAAGACGCTTTGCCTATGTTTTTGTTTGAAGAAAAGGCAATGCGTGAAGCAGAGGCGGCAAAACAACAAGATCCACTTTTTTTGGGTGAATTTGGCGATATTGCCATGCCTTCAGAAATTGATCCCAAGGCTGCATCTGAGCAATTTGGTGATGTTGAATTTCAAATGGATGACATTGCTAAAGACCTTGCTGCGCTTGGTCCTGTGTCGAAAAAGATGGATGCAGATCAAGAAGCAATTACTGATTTAGCTATAGAAAACCAAAAACAAAAATTAAAAACTCAAAGATCTGTAGATAGTGCAATAAACCAAAAAATGAACCAAGATGCTGCTGCAACTGGTGGCATAGGTAAAGTTTCCCAAGAAAACGTTGAAGATGCTTTCGTGTCGGCTCTTAAAGATTATATGGAATCTTCTGGAAAATCAGATACACCTTTACCAAAAGAATCTCGTGAAGATGCTTTAGCTCGTTATAAAAAAGAGTTTGAAGAGGCCACAGGTATAGACGCAAGCGGCAAGGTTGACAAAAGCAAAGCTCTTATGGCGTTTGGCTTGGCGCTTATGCAAAACAAAGCTGGACGTGGATTTAACGTTGGAAAAATGCTTGCATCTGTTGGTGAGGCTGGACAGGCTGCAATGCCTGCTTTGGAAAAAGCTGAAGAAAGAGCTTCTGCTGCAAAACTTGCTGCTGGTAAATATGCACTGCAACAAATTGAAAATGATGAAAACGCTCGGGCTGCACTTGCAAAAGAGCAAAGATTGGCAGCAAAAGAAGCTCAGTTAAAATGGATAGATTTTCAACAAGAAGTTTTTCTTAAAAATCTTGAAGGCAAAGAAATTTCAGACTCCAAAGATTTAGAAATTATTCCGGGTCTTGAAATTTTGGTAGGAACCTCTGGTGGTAAAAGTGTTTTTTCTCGTCCAGAGTTTACGGCGCGTACTGTTGGAAATGCATACAGAACAACGCAAGTTGCCATGAGCGAGCTTGGTAAAATTGAAGATGCCATTTTAGAAGTACAATCATCTGGATCACCAGCTATTAAACTTGTTGCAGACCAATTTAATACTTTTCTTGTTGGAATTGGCTTAAAGGATGCAAAAGTTACTTTTGGAGAATCTGGTGTATCACCCGCGCAACAAGCTCAGGCGTTGCGTGATTCTTTAATTGCGGAGTTTAAACGCTTCCTGACACAAGAAACTGGCAACGGTATTTCAAATGTGGACATTCAGAACATGGAGCGTTTGATGGGTAAGATGGACATCTTTGGAAACCCACAAGATGCTCTCAATCGTGTTGATCAAGTTCGTGGTATTTTTGAAGCCAAGGCAACTGCGCTTACACCATTTATTAATGATTTGGCTGATTCTTATTATTATGTTAATGATAATAGTTTTCAAAAAGCTCAAGAGGCTCTTGCAACAAGCATGGGGTATGGCGGTTCGAAAAAACAACCATCTCTAGCTGATGGTCGCACCGTTATTGATTTAACAGGGGGTTAATATGGGTCAAGTATCGGTCAACACAAAATACGGACCAATTGACTTTAAAATTACTGGCGATGCCCCTACAATTGGCGAACGCATGGAAATTGATAAAGTCATTGCAAATCCTCGTGCTTATTTGCCTCAAGAAATAATTTCTGATTTTGATAAAAAACAAAAAGGTTTTGATCCTCAGTTTGACGTTGAAACGGGTATTAAAGACCTTGGACTGCGCCGTGCCTTGAGTTTAGCTGATGATGCGGAAGAAGAAGAAGCTGCTCTTGCAATGAAGGGATTAAAGCCAGAAGATTACATAAGAGACAATCGTGGTCGTCTTGCTTTGACGCCATCTGGTGCAGCGAAGTTTGGTGTAGAAACAGACAAGAATGTTCTGATTGATGAATCAGGCTTTAGTCGCGCTGATCTAGCGGATTTAGCAGGCATGGGACCTGAAGTCGGGGGTGCAATCGCAGGTGCGATTGGTGGTCAAGCTGTAATACCTATTCCAATTTTGGGTGCTGTAATTGGTGCCGCAGTAGGGGGTGGCGGTGGTAATTTGCTTGAAGAAGGCATTGAAGCCGCTATGGGTATATCAAGGCAATCTGCGGCAGAAATAGCCAGAGACACTGCTATAGAAGCTGGTATAGCTGCTGCGGGTGAAGGTATAGTTGGCCTTATCGGTAAGTCTTTTGGAGTTGTAGGGCGCGGTTTAGGACCACAGAGACTAACGCAAGATCAAGCAAAAACAATTAAAGAGAGCTTAGAAATGGGCGTTGCTCCAGCGCCGGGTCTTGTTGGCGCTCCTGCTCTTATTGCTCGGGCTGTTGCTACAGAGGAGCAGATATTTAAAGGCTCTGCACGTACTCGCTCAAACAATGAAGCAATTCAAACCGCGTTAGATGATCTTCGTGCAAGAGCGGGAACCAGTGACCCAGATGCTCTAGGCCGAACAATTATAGCGGCTGTGCAGCAAGGCGATGAAACTTTGGGCCGCGCTGTTGATAATGCAGGTGTTGCCATACTTCGTGGCATGGAAAGCACTGCTGATGATTTGGGCCGTGCAGCGACCAAGGATTTGCAACTTGATCAAGATTTGTATGGTGCATTTCGTGCCGCCTATGAAAACTTTGACAACATAGCGCAGGCAAAATGGACCCGCATCAATCGTGCAATGGAATCACCAATTGGAGACTCTAGGTTCATCCCAACAGCAGACATTGCAAAAAAAGCACGAGATATGAGAAAGAGCTATAGACCCACTCAAGCAGGGACAACTGGCGGGACTATGGAATCAATGCTTGAGCGTATAGGCTTGTTAGGCAAAAAATCTTCTTTTTCTGAGCTTTATAACGCTCGCAAAAGTTTAACCGATTTACTTAGGAAAAATGCTCGCTCTCAAACAATTCAACGCGAAGGTCGTGTTTTTCTTGATGCTTTGGACCGCAGATTAGAACTTCTGACAGATCCAAAAGCTATTGCATCATTTGCTGCTAATTCGGGTAGAAACATTGATGGTGCAGCATTAAGGCAAATTTCTGATGCTGCATCTGATTTGCGCGGTGCGCGTGAGTTTTACGAAAAAGGCATGAGATACTTTGATGAAGTAGGATCTGCTGCATCTATTCGTGCCATTCGGGAAGAACTTAAAAATGGTGTAGTTCCGAACGTTGAAGAAACTGTCTTCAAACTCGTAAAGCCAAACAAGCCAAGGTATTTGATCGCTGCTAAAACTTTGTTTGATGAGTTTGGAGGAAGAGGTTCTTTTGAGACTTTTCGTCAACGTATGGCATCACAATGGCTGAGAAATTCATTAGAGAAGTCTGTAAACTCAGCACGTCCTGATAAGTTTAGCGCGTCTGCATTTAATAAAGATGTTAAAGCATTAGGCACAACATTAGATCAATTGTTCGGGCAACAAGCAAATGCAATTCGAAAGCTCGCCAATGAGATTGATTCTGTAAGTCTTCGTAATGTTGATCAAAGTGTAATTGATCGTGTAATTGCATCTGGCGCAGATGAAAGTTCAGTTGGCTTGTTGCGTAATCTTAAAGAAGCTCAAAAGGAAGCGTCAGAATTTGCGCGTGACAGAGCAATCAACGCATTTCGTCGTGAGGGTCTTAGCCCACAAGAGGCGGCTGATTTGATTGTTAATGGCTCAACAAAGCCAACCACAATAACCAAGATCATGAAGTATTATGATAACTCTCCTGAAGCTATGCAGCAATTGCGTGGCACATATATGGAGCATATCATTGGTGACTTTGGTGAGAGCTTCTTAGTTGAACCAAAACAGCTAAAGGCTTTTGGAACAAGACTCATAAAAGAATATGACTCTGGCAAACTTGGCGCAGTTTTTGGCGAAGAGATGGCAGACGAAATGGCTAAGTTTGGTCGTGTTCTTAACTTTAATGCCCGTACTGTCGAGGGCGGTGGTCTTGTTGCGGCTAACATTGCGGCAAGTCCAGTTCAAAACCTTGGCAAGTTGTTGCGCTACAGCATAATTGGTCGCGTCTTTTCTAGTCCATTGTTTTATAAAAACTTATCAAAACGTGTAAATGCAATGACAGGTGAAGGTGTATCTAGGCCAGAAGCTGTAGGTAGAATTATATCGCAGGCGCTATCTTCTGCTGTTGCTCAAACAAGTGCGCAGTCTATCGAAGAGGGCGTATCGGAGACGACAAAACAAAGCAGAGCTTACCTTGATTCAATGGCACAACGACAGCAGCGCCCGGCATCTCAAACTATAACCCGAACAAATATTCCGGTTCCTGAAATACCCCCGGTACAAACACCTGCTGTTTCTGATGTTTCTAATATTCGTCAACGCGCAAGAGAAAACCCAGCAGTGGCTGCAACACTACTGGGCGGTCTTGGAAGCGCGGGGTTGCTTTAATCTTCTAATACAGAAGCAATGCCACCCAAGTTGTGACGCCTGTCATAACGAGATGCCACCTTTGCTTGCACATCGTCATAAGCATCATCAATCATGCGCGACAACTGGCGTCCAATAGCACGATCTTCATGATCCGCTATTTTTACTAATTTGTCGTAAGCATCTATTGAAACACCTACAGATTTGTATTTTACTGGATTCGGCATGGAGGACTTTCCCATAAATGACGTTTCCTACTGTATATAATCCCAAGCGGCGTGGGTCAAGACCCAAGTATGGTAATAAGAAAGTAACTGTTGATGGCATCAAGTTTGATTCCAAGTGGGAGTCACAGCGTTACATGTACCTCAAGTCGCTCGAACGCGCAGATCAGGTCAAGGATCTTGAGCTACAAGTGCGCTATAATATAGCGGTCAACGGCGAGAAGATTTGCGCTTACGTTGCAGACTTTCGATACCAAAAGCAAAACAAAGACGGCGACTGGTACGAAGTTGTCGAAGATGCCAAGGGCGTTGAAACCCCTGAATTTAAACTGAAAAAGAAATTAATGAAAGCCGTTCACGGCATAGAAATATTTTTATCTAAAAAAAGTCGTTGACATGTCCCAAGCTATATGGGATAGGTAAGGCTCTAGTAATTTAAAGCGGAAAGGAATCGACATGAATAGTCGTGAACTGTTCGAGCGTCGAGAGGAACTCAAGCACGTTATCAGTGAATTGCGTGATGAGTTGAAAGACGTTGAACAACAACTCCATGATACATTTTTTACCCAAGCGCGTGATGCTTTACGCGCAGACGGTAAAGACTTTGGCACCACATATATTGTTGCAGGCAATCGTAAGCTGAAGGCTACGGTGCGCAAGAAAGTCGTGTGGGACCAAGACGAACTTGGCTGCGTCTTAGAGGCAATGCCAGAGGAAGACGCACGTCATTACGGTAAGCTGACACTTGCTGTTGACGAGCGTAAATACACAGCGGCACCACCCGCTATTCGCAACCTTCTTGAGCCATGTCGGACAGTTGAAGTCGGTGGCTTTACAATTGAGGAATCAGACTAATGGACTTTACTAGCAAGTTAGACGTCAAGCTGCAAGAAATGATGAATGCTTCTGATCCAATTGATCGAAAGCAAATTCTATTTAGTGCAGAAATCACCGCTGAAGAAATGAAGAAAATCAGCGAAATGAACTACAAAGGCAATCGTGATTTGCACCGCCCCACATTTCGCAAATATGTCAGGGCAATGAATCTTAATCGTTGGGTTTTAACTCCCGAACCTTTGGTCTTTGTCAAACAAGGAACAGAATGGGTTATGATTAATGGCAATCATAGATCAAATGCTCAAATTGAAACGGGAACAACAAATTGTTATTCCATTGCAATTGTTGATTCCATCGACAGGTATAAATACTTGGATCAAGGAAAGGTAAGAACCAACGCAGATATTATTGGGGCGCACATCAATATTGTTCAGCCAATTCAATATCTTCTTCGTGCTTCTTCTTTCGTTTCACATCCAATGCCAGAAGATGTGGAAAACGTCCTGAGAAGTCGAATTGGTGAATTGCTTTCTGAAGTTGAATATGAAATCAAGCCACCGCGCAAAAGCGGAAGCATTTGGAAACAAACAGCGTTCAAAGCTGCGTTTGTAATGGCAATCATGACAGATCGCGTTAGCTATGAAAATGCTTATGATGTTTATGATTCACTTTCTCATGGTGATCTAAAAGAATGGCCTGATGTTTTCGTGCAGCTTTATCGGCAGGTCATGGAAAGTTCTATTTCTGTCAATAGAACAGGTCAATCTTTGGACAATGATTATTTCATGCGCGGAATGTTTGCGTTTGAACATCATAGCAGCGAAGGGAAAACCTTGGCGATTCATAACAACTTTAGAAACTCTGTCAAAGAAGACGTGTTTGAAGTCATGAAGCAGTTTACGCCAATCGAAGAAAAGGCGGCAGCGTATGAGGAGGCAAAGTGATGAATATTTTTGAAAAACTTGATCTTAAATGGCAAGAAATGCACAACACCGATTGCCCTTTGGACAGTAAGCAGTTGACCTTTAATTCTCTTCTTTCTTCAGAAGACGCAAAAAAACTGTGTGAGTTCAATTACAGTGGCAACAGAGACTTAAACAATCAAAACTATAGGCGATTTGTTAGGTCGATGAATTTAAGCAGGTGGGACTTAACCCCAGAGCCGTTAGTGTTTACTAAATATGATGGCTCTTGGGTTCTTATCAACGGAAACCACCGTTTAAATGCACAAATTGAAACCGGAAAACAAATTGCTTATGCGGTGTCAATTGTCAGAGAGCTTGAAATTTTTAAAATTCTTGATCAAGGAAAGGCACGTTCTATCCATGAAATCCTTAACATTGAAAAACAAGTAAGCGGTCCAATCGCTTATCTTTTCAGGTCTGCAACTTTTGTAAGAGATCCCTCGCATGAAGATGTTCATAAGGTCATTAATACTAAAGTTGGAAATCTCTTAATTGAAATTGAACAAGAGATTAAGCCACCTAAAAGTGCAAGAAGTCCTTGGAAATCACCTTCCTTTAGAGCGGCATATGTTATGGCGATTGAGTTGGGTTTAATTGAACATGAAAAGGCTCGTGAATTGTACAATGTAATCTGCCATTCAAACATTAAAAAATGGCCTGATGTATTTGTTTCCATGCACAAACAAATCATGGAAAAAACCATTGGGATCGAAACAGGTGGCAGGACCCTTGATAACACAAATTTTATGAGAGGGATGTATGCCTTTGCAAATTCTGATTGGGAAGGTGATCATATGTCTGTGCATCAATCTTTTAGGAAAAAACTAAAAGAAATGGTTCCAAATTATATGAAAAAATACACGTTAGAAGAAGAAAGGATGGTGTCATAATGGCTTTGCAAATTATCACAGCCGATCAGCGTCTCGCTGAAAAGAAAGGCCACAAGATCGTGGTATGTGGGCAAAGTGGTGTGGGTAAAACCACACTCGCCCGAACATTAAACAGCGCAAGCACGTTGTTCTTGGACCTTGAGGCGGGTGATGCTGCAATCGAAGGACACCCGATTGACGTTATTCGTCCTCGCACATGGACAGAGTGTCGTGACCTTGCCTGTTTCTTGGGCGGACCTAATCCCGCGCTTAGTGAGGATCAGCCTTACTCTCAGGCGCATTACGATTATGTTGCCTCAATGTTTGGAGACAGTGCAGAAATCTGGCAGAGGTACGATACTCTTTTCGTGGACTCTATTACTGTTGCAGGGCGTTTGTGCTTTCAGTGGTGCTTACAGCAGCCTGAGTCGCGCTCTGAGCGGTCAGGGAAGCTGGACACACGCGCAGCTTACGGAATGCATGGACGTGAGATGATGTCATGGCTCACACACTTGCAGCACATCCGCGAAAAGAATGTGATTTTTGTTGGCATTCTTGACGAAATCACAGATGATTATGGGCGCAAGCAATATGCGCTGCAAATCGAAGGCAGCAAAACTGGTCGTGAATTGCCCGGGATTGTTGACGAAGTAATTACAATGGCAATCCTGTCAGGGGATCACGGTCAGTATCGTGCATTTGTCTGTCAGCCATTGAATGAATGGGGATACCCTGCAAAAGATCGCAGTGGTCGCCTCGAAACTTTGGAAGAGCCGCATCTTGGCAAACTAATGGAAAAGATGTCTAGTGGTTCTCCAGAGGACTCCAAGGATTTGACGTTCGTTGATCCTGCAACTCAAAACTCTAGCGAAGAGGTAGCATAATGCTAAATTTAAATAATGTACCCGCCGACGATAATTCACAAAACCGTGAGTTTACGTTAATCCCGAACGGCACAGTGTGCCGCGCCGTAATTGTTGTAAAGCAAGGCGATACAGAAGTTCCAGAGTTTGGCTCTGGCCCGTGGTTCAAGAAGTCCATGTCATCTGCGGCAAAATGGATGGAGCTTGAGTTCACTATCATTGGTGGTGAATATGATCGCCGTAAGTTCTGGGATCGCATCTTTGTCGATGGTGATAAGATGGGCCAGAGCGGCATCCCGCAGGCCAAAGAGATTGGTTTGCGCACATTGAAATCAATTGTCGAAAGTGCGCGTAACATTGATCCTGCGGACATGTCGCCACAGGCACAGCAAAACAGAAATATTTCTGGTGTTTTTGACTTAAATGCTATGGAAATCTGTGCTAAGATTGGTATTAAGAAAGGAACAAACGGCTACAGCGATAGCAATCGCTTGGTTGCCGCCTTGACACCTAATTCGCGGGAATTTATCCCAAGTGGTCAGGCTCCAGTAATGCAGACCCCAGCGGCTGCACAGTCGATGCAACAAGTGGCACCCACAGCGCCACCACAAGCGTCAGGAGCAATCCCATCTTGGGCTAACAGATAATCTAGCGGCAAGGCCATTCCGCGCCTGCTAGACCTCTGACCGGGGGGCAGAGGGCCGCATACCCCCCACCAATTCTAGCGAACAGGTGTTTTATGTTATTACGTCCCTACCAAGAGGTAGCCGTGAACGATGCTATCAAGGCACTCGACAAACACGGTAACACTCTCGTCGTTGCGCCCACAGGTGCAGGCAAAACCA